AAGAATCGCTGTTGAAGGTCTTGTTACAAGTTCAGCAGGAGAATTAACGCCATCAAATACATGACTAAAGTTATCTCTATATTCGATAATAGTATCTAGGTTTACACCAGCTTGCAATGTACCAAAAAAGTCTTCTGCTGAAACATCATCTGCTTTTAAATCTAATTTATAAACTCTATTGCTTACTGTACCAGCATTTGTACCAAATATAGTTGCAACATTAATTGTCAAATCATTCGCAGGACTAGTTCCACCTATTTCTGTTCCTGCTATTTCTATAGTTTCGCCTACAGCATAACCACTACCAATTTTGTTTACTGTCACAACTGCTGTGTTCGGGCTTCCTGCATGATCAATTGTTACATTAACTGTAGCTCCACTTCCTGTACCGCTTGTTAGATAATGTGGAACATTTGTATATGTACCAGTTTGTGATCCTGTTGTTGTTATAGATATTGATCCAGTGTTTAATGTTGCTAGTCCAGTAACAACAACATCTCCAGATTCTCCTGCAACTCCGTCACCATCTTGATCACTTAGGTCTTGTACAGCTGATACTGCATAATTTAAAGTTCCTACTGCTCCACCATGATCAATTGTAATTAAACTTGAAGACGTCGGAGGTCTAGCTAGATCATAAACTGTTATACTAGCATCATCAAAAGAGTTTGTAAAAGTTCCGTCTACGTATGCTTTGGCAGGTTGTACCATATCACTTTTAAGCGTAACCTGATCTGGAATCTCATTAGGATCAGCACCTTCAGCAATCAAACCAAAGTTACCATATCCATTTGAACAGTTAAGGGCTCTAATTTCAGAACCATTGTTTGCATACATTGCTGTTTGACAATAGTATGTAAAAGTTGATACTTGTTCTGAAAACGCCGCGTTGTTTGCAACAAGACCATAGCCTAAGTCATTTACTTGAGTAAAGTCGTTTGCAAGTAAACTTCTGTTACCTGCTGTTTGGAAGAATATATCTCTTGCGACTACAGAACTAGCAAATTGTGTTTCATCGTAACCAGTGCCATCGTTAGAATTAGCATCAAGGTAAATTGTTGCTGTACCTTGTCCCTGGTCATAATCAGAAATAGCATTAACTTGGTAACGTCTTCCTTCTACATAGAATGGACATGGTAACTGAGGTGGACGTAATCTTAATCCTTCTCCTGGATTACTTTGAACATTTAATTGGAAGGCATTTGTCTTTGAAAGTATTCTTGAAGGTAGGTTACCTACGTATGCATCTACATACATTCCTCCTGCAAAAGTTTTTTTGTTTATACTTTTACTAAAACTTGATGCTGTTTGAATATAGGGTGATTTCGTTAAAACTTGTCCTTCAGGATCAAGTACACACATAAATCCACCATGACCTTGACAGGTTACGTTTCTTACTATAGTGGCATCGCTCATTAAGAACAAATCCATTTGATCATTACGTTTAGGCGGATTGTATTCAACATCAAATACAAATGTAACTATATCAATAAGTTCGCCAGTTACTGCAACACTTCCTGATTCACCTGATCCTAAAGTAATATCAGGTGTTTCAACAGCAGTTACACTTGCACTTCCTGCTGTATAAGAACCATCAGTGTAGGTCGGAGCACTTCCAACTAATAAACTTCCTGTCAAACTTGCAATGTTATTAATGGCTGCTTCAGTAGCTGTTTCTTGTGTACTGTCGCCTAGCTGAGTTAGATAGTCACCAGTTCCGTCTGTAATAAGTGTGTGGTAACTTCCTTGTATTTCTAGTATATTTTCTTCACCCCCCACTTTTAGATCTTTTACAAGCGCATCTATAATCAATGCGGTATCACGTCTACATTTTGCTTCGCTGTAAACAAGTGCAGGAAATCTTTGGGTAATAAACTGTATTGTTTCTTCAATTATATAATCTTTATTTCTTTTAACAATAGATGATGCTGTATCAAAATCTCCAACATTTCCATTGTACAATGCAGGCTTAACATTTATCGGCCTATCTCCACGGAATAGGTAATGATACCCGAACTTACCTTGAGGAGTTCCTTCTTGGTTTAAAAATGTTGTACCTTCGCTACCTAAATCTATTCCATCAAACTCGTTGTCTCTATAAAAATATTGTTGTGCCCATTTACTTTGAGAAACTCTAGGTATGCGTGATTGTGTTTCTGTCTTTGGTTTAATAATTACTCTTCTAAATTCGTCACCTTTTAATGATACATTATTAGAAAGTTTGATAGGAAAATCTTCTTCGTAAATACCACTTTCAATTCTAATTGTAACCTGTTTCTTTTTAACAAAATTTCCAAATTCTAAAGGTTCGCCTGGCTCAAAATCTTTGGCACTTAACAGATGAACTTGAAAAACTGTTGGATTAGGTTCTAACGCATTTGTATCAAGATCCGTTCCTGCTTCTGCTGAAACATTATTTGTGAAACTTACAATTTGTCCAATTGCTTCTGATCTTTTACCACGAATGACTTTACCTGGTAGGGCATCTGTATTGTTAGGATTAGTTTGGTCTGTATAAGAAGCCGCTCCGTTAGTTACAACAATTTTATATGTGCTACCATAAACAATAGTACTTCCAGAATCAATACCGTTTTCTATTATTGTATTGACAAGATTAAATTTGGCCTTAACAGCATTGATAGCACTAGAACTTGCATCTGCATCACTGGTTATAGTTCCTCCGGAAGTATAGGCGCTAAATCCTGAAGTTCCATCTACAGTAGATGTTAGGCCGCTATCTGAATATAAATCAATAGTAGTAGCATTAATCCTTTGTGCAAAGTAGCTTTGACCATTTAGCTCAACAGTACCACCTACGCTTGCAAATTGTACAACATCGCTATTAACTAGGTTGTGATCAGTCGTTGTAACTACTCTAATAGGATTATTAAGGGTTATACTAGAAATAATTTTTTGTCCATCGTCAAAGAATTGATCTTCGTCAATTTGATAACGCAATCCAATTATACCACCACTAGTGTGTGCATTGAATCCCGAAGTGTCATAAGGTGCAGTTAATTGTGAATCAGTAAATAATTCAAAGGTAGTGTTACCAGTTACTTTAACATAAAGTTTTTGTCCTTCAATTTGTGTCATTCCGCCTATGTTTTTAAATAACACAATATTTTTATTTGCTAATCCGTGATCTGTGCTTGTAGTAACTACGCCAGGGTTGGCTCTTGTTATACCATTATTAATGATATTTTTTTGATTTAACAAATCATTTGCCAAAGCTGATTCTACAATATCTCTGGCTCTCGCAACTCCTGCTTTAGTTTCAGTTAGCTGAGTTGTAACTGCAATTCTTCCACTAACACTTGCAAAATATCTTTCTCCTGCTTGTCTAGTGAGATAATTAGCATTCAATCCTCTATTAATATCAAGAGCAATGGCATCTAGAATTAAACCGGTGTCTCTTTCGCATATTTCTTGGTTATAAGAAAAATTAGGAAAAGCAAAGTTAATATAGTTAATTACTTCTTTTTGTACAAATTGTCTATTTTGATCTATTAAGTATCTTGCTTGTTCGAATTGAGGAGCATCAACATCTGCAAACATAACAGAACTATCTTTCTGAAAGTTTGTATGTGTAAGCGTTTGCATATAGTTACCTGGCTCACTGGCAGCACTTCTAACTAAGATATCTGCTCGCTGTGCAGCGGCATTAATTGTTTTAAAGGCATACACATTAGATGTGCCTTCGCGTCCTGGAGGTACACCAGCCATAGTATCATCACCCTTAGTGCTTACAAAAAGAACTTCTGGTGAACTGTATGCAGTGTTATCAACGTAAAATTTTGTTGCGGCCTGTAAGTCTTCAGGACCATTAGGTGCACCCTGTCCTGCAAGCTCTCCAGGATGATCAGAAAGATAAAGTTCCCCGGTCATTGTATCACCTTGACGTCTTACAATACTCTTTCTAGGAAGTCCTACTTCTTCTAGAAAGTTTCCGCTAAGGTTATTGTTTAGAGCCGCATCAGTGATAGTATGCGAATCATCTGCGGCAATGGTTCCTGATACAAGTATCTTGTTGTCGTCAGCTGCACTTTCACTGTCTCCACTGGCAAATGCCTTATTTGCTTCAGTAAATAATGAAAGTCTTGTTGGAGAAGTTACTCTAATATAATAGGTTGTACCTGATACTAAACCTGTAGGATCTGTATCTTCTGCTGTAAATACGAATGGCGTTCCGTTTGAACCACTATCTAATCCATGTCCGCCGGTTTGTAAAACTTGCGCAGAATTATAATGACTTGTTATTTCAATATCATTGTTTACATAAGAATTAATTGTAAAAGTATAGTGTAATTTACCTGTAGGTTCATCTGCAATACGTAATGGCAATCCTGAGGTTATATATCTTTGATCTGCATATCCTTTAGTAATTACTAAGTCGTCTACAGTAATTCCTGATACACCATCTGAGAAGTGTCTAGTGTTTACTGCATTAGCTGCTTCTTCACTGATTCCTACACCTGCAATTCCAAATCCAGATGCATAAAGAGGTCCGTTTAGAGTTGGATCAGAATCATCTGCAACTTCTGTAAATGCACTAGAAATTATTAGTTTACCTGGCACACTATAACTAAAAGTAATAGTATCTGAAGCACCTAGACCCAAGGCACTGTTAGATGCAAGTTCTGCTAGTTGCACTTGTGTTCCTGCGTCATTTACTAGTGCTATTGTGTTAGGTGTCAGTGTGTCTGGTGTGTCACTCAGTGTTGTGAAATTAATTTGTCCACCTACACCGAAAACAGCATATAGTTCTGTAAAGTTTTCATTTACCTTACGAAACGACTCTCTAATACTATCGCCTGTGCCGTCGTTACCTTCTACACCAATATTTACGTCTTGTTTTGCCATCTATTGCTCCAATTATGCAGGTTCTGCTAACTTGTCAAAGTCAAAATTTACACTAACACCACAACCACAAGAGCTTTTTGCATTAGGGTTGCGAATTTCAAAGTTAGAACCAAATATCTGACTTACATAGTCTATTTCTGTACCAACTAAAAACATTATGCTAGGCGCTCCTATAACTAAGCGTCCGTTGCCAGTATCTATTACTTCATCGCCTTTTTGTATATCCGCCTGTTGTGCGAAATCCCAAGTATATTCAAACCCAGCGCAACCGCCGCCCTTCATGTTTAAAGACACAGCATAAGCTGATTTTTCTTCACAAAGTGTGTTAATTTTATTTTTTGCTGATTCTGTAAGCGTACAAACTGACATCTTTGACTCCTGTTAGTGTTATTTATCGAACATTTTTATAATCTTAATGTAAATATATGTATGTTTATAAAAGAATTTACAGTATCAAAGCGGCACGAAAGACACAGTAAACTAGGAAAACCTCATGAATATTGGCGTACAATTACTATGGTAGAATTAAGATGTGACAGTTGCGGAAGTGATTTTACTAGAACAAGAGGATCAATGGATCCTAATAGAATAAGCAACAACTATTTTCATGTATGCGGAAGTTGCGATAGCAAAAGATTTGCACAAAAAATGGGCATAACCCGTAAGCAAATATGGGATATGCCCGCAAGTAGTAATTTAGATATTAGTAAGATTTAGTCTTTTTTGTAAATAGTCCAAGCGCCATAAGCAATAGCAATACCTGCTGCTATCTTTGCCAATGGTGAAAGGAACAATACAAGTAGTCCTAATAAAATTAGAACTGCACCGTCCAAAGAAGTTCTTTCCTTCATTCGTGCATTTATCCATTTTTTAATCATTGTCATCTCCTCTTAAAACAATTATTCCACAAGCTAATCTATCACCTGCATTTCCTGTTTTTAAACTTTCTTCGTCACCGCCTTTGCCTAAATCGTCAATATCACTATGGACAACTAAACTTCTACCTACAATACTGCGGTCACCTATCAAATCTATGCGTTTTGCAACAATTTTAACATCAGCTGTACCGCTTTCGTCAGCGGTAATATTACCAAGATCGCCGATATGTCCTTTTGTTATATCTCCATGATCTATTCCATCAGGATTATAATGAGCTCCTGCGCTTTCGCATCCCTTGCTTAAATCTCCAAACTCATGCACATGAAATCCGTGTTTTCCAGGTTCTAATCCTGTAATTGTACCTTTAATTACAGTAGGTCCACCAGATGATTTCTGCATCATTACTATATTACCTTTTACAGTATCTGAATGTTCTAATTGGCACTGTGCTATAACATTTTCAGATTCTGCTTCTGTAATAGACAATGCTTCACATTGACACTGTGATGCTTTAGTTCTTGGACAGCGTTGGAACTCTTTAAATTTCATTAATACTTCAAGTTTCCTTGCCTCGTATTTTCCGTAGTTTTCATTGACTTAGTTTTATATGGAAACTTTTTTTCTTTGACTACTGGTACATATGTCATTTTTTGCCCTAAATCATGGCGTATTCCAGTAATCTTATCAAGCTGTAAGTTCTTTTTCGTACCGGTTGTTTTCATTATATTCTCCTACAGCGTATTTATACAAATCTATACTTGCTAAGTTTTTAAATTTTGATTCTACCATTATATCAGCATATGGCCAAAACTCTAACGCCCAACTATTTACAGCATGATTCCACATCATATCAGAATGAGCTCTCAGTTTTGCTTTCTTGTAACCCTCTGATAATAACAAATCCATAGTGGGTTTTTTGTTAATATCAAAGTCTACAAGTAAGTCCTCGCGTGATACTGAATAATGAATCACAGGACGTATACCACGCCAGCTGTCTACTATGCGTAAAAATCTATCGTCGGATGGTTGTATGTATTCACCTTCACGGCACCAGTGATGGTGTATGTCAAGAACCAATGCGCAGGTGTCGACAAGTTCAAGGCTTGCGTCGATACCCCATTTGTTTTCATCGTTCTCGATCGTAATAGTATTTCTCGCTTCTTGAGATAATCTTGTGTCAACCGCGTGTTTAATACCGGTTGGACCTTGGCGGCCTGAGATGTGTACATTGCACTTAAAGTCTTGGAATGTGCGTCCGTATCCCATCCACCTGATGACATCGGTGTGATATTCAAACTCTTCTATGCTCCTTTCAACAATTTCGGGGTTGTCGCTTGCAAGTACAGTAAATTGGCCTGGGTGCATTGATAATCTGACATCAAGAGCTCTTGCCGTTTCACCAACTTTTGCGAATTCTCTAGCGGCGTAATCACGTACATCAGACTTGCGCCAGTAATAACTCCAAGTAGGCTCGGTATAAACAGGAAGCACATCGCTACCCAATCGGACCATACGAAGCTCTGGATTAAGACTTCCCACATATTCAATCAACCTTTTGTATGACGCAATGTTATGGACCATGATATCCCACAAGCGTTCTTCAGCAACATCTACAGTTTGCCTGTTAAGCCATTGTACTGTTGTGCTACGAGTATTTAGTGGGCGTTGAATTTCTTCTAGCAGTTTCTTTTTTTGCGTTTGATCTGGGTGCATGTACTTACATGCGAAACCTATACGTTGTTGCTGTGATTTCAAAAAGTCGCTAGCTGTTGTAAATTTTAAGTCCATATTATATTGTATTACCTTTAACACCAATTGTCAACTATATATGGGTCCAAACAGTTATGAGGATTAGGATCACCATGAAATACGACAATTAATGTTTCATTGCTAGGTACAACCTTTTCTATTGTTTTAAAAGTTCTATTTCCTTTTGTACCGCCCGGCTTCCATGTTTTATCTTTGCGAACTTCCCATTTCCAACTTTGTATCCATTTGTCAGGAAAGTATTGACCCATTCCATTTGCTTTTTCCCATAACCAATCTTGATCACCAAAGTGTCTACGTATAACAGCTTTAGGATTTGCAATAAATTCTTGCCAAACAAAATCCAATTGACCTTTTTCAAATCGTATCACACTTGAATTATATTTTTGCCATCCTGGTCTCATAGATCTAGTAAAATCTCTCAACACACAAAATTTGCCAGGGTAAAAATCAAATAGTAAATCTATATTTTTACATATGACAAGATCAAGATCTAAATAAAGTATTGTCCCTTCAACTGGTAAATCTTTAGAATAGATATAGGGCTTGTACCACCATCCATTAACATTTTGATCTTGCGGTATTTTTGGTAAGGGAATGATATTAACATTAGGATTTATACCATCTCTATCTTCTGTAATACAATGCATTTTGAATGGCACTGTAATATTTCTGCTAACCATGTTATATAATTTGTTAACATAGTCTGCATTGTATTTTTGTCCATGTTTAAGACAGATAACATTTTTAGATAATCCGTCAGAATAATTTTTTAGGTTTTCTTCATACGTTTTTTCAATAATACGTTGTTGCTTACGCAAACGTTTTTCTTCGCGTAGTTTTCTAAATTCTTCTTTTGTAAGATTAGATTTATCAATTTTAGCCATCTACAAACGACATCTTCTGTACCTGAAAGGGTGTATAGATTGCACTGTTTGCACCATGCTCTGCACATTCTACTGCTTCACACCAACAGCGACCGTCAGTCTTTTCTTTTATTAGTTTATCAGCAAAGCGCCATGCATGTTCTGCAAACTTTTCTGCGCCTACACCTTCAAACTCTCTTACTTCACATAAGTCTTTGTCTTGTAGATCATAAAAGTCTTGTTTGTGTGGATCGTTAATATCTATACAAGTTTTATGATCAAATGAATCTTCTAACCAAGCCTTCAAAGGTTTAAGTCCACCAAAGTCAACTGCCCAGTTTTTGTTGTCTAGATCTGAACATCCAAATGTAAATTTAAATTGTAAACTGTATCCATGAAGCAGATGACAGTGTGAATGATCTGCATTAGGTTGTCTAAACACTGCTGACAATCCTATGTTGTGTCCGTATGTTTTTGTGCTATAATATGCCATTGTTATCTCCTATATAATAATGGCGGCAGAATTAGAAGGGATGACGCCAAGTCCTTGTTGATAATACTACTTATTATAATACAATAAATCCATGTTGTCAAGTGAAACATTTGAAAAAATCCACTCTTTTGGACATTTCCAATCTTGATTACAGTAAATCGTGAAATTATGATTGGGAAAACATTCAAATACTTTTCCTATTTGATGTATCCAATATCTAGGATCTACAGGGCTTTTATTACTAGGATCATAATTTTCTGTATCTTTGTAAATATTGTTTACTTTATAGTCTTTACTATGTAAGTCAAATCCTATCATTTTTACATTTTTATCTAATTGTGCCCCTAGTAAAACAGCATATGGTCCACTACCCCAATGAAACGCTTCGTCAGGTCTTGTAGTTCCTTTATAAGGAAGTTCAGGAACATTGAGTAAATTTTTAATGTGCGATCTACCAGTAAGCCAATCTTTTCTTGTGTAGATATATAAAAAATTATCACTATAATTTTGTGCTTCATCAACCATTCGTCTATCAACACAAACAAGATGATCAACAAAGTAATCTCTTACTATTGCGTTGCATCCAATTTTTTTCTCTGGTAGTGTATCTATCCTTAAACCAAAACGACTCTCACCATTACCTATAACAAACACTTACTTTACCTTCTTAATGTCTTCACGTAATTTAATAATTTCGGTTCTGATGTTTTCGAATTGTTCTACACTAGTATTAATATTTTTATGTATATCCCTAATGGTATACATAACCCACCACCACCATGTAATACTTATTGCCAAAAACATTAGAGCAATACACATAAAAAAGATTTCTAAATATGTGTTTATATCTACTAAGTACAATATTGATGCACCTATGATAGCAAAGACTGGTAATACTCTACCACTCATGCTCAATATATTAATTTGATTATCTAGTTTTGAATTTGCCCGAATGGCTTCCATTCTCCTGGATTGCCACTTCTTACGCAGATCCAGCCAACGTAACCGGAAGGAATTGGATTTGTGTTCCATATTATGTCACCTTGAATATAGCTACCTGCACTAGGTTGATCTGAGCCAACTTCAAACTTTTTACTTTGGAATCTAATAGCACCTGCTATTGTCATATCAGCATCATCACTAAAATTATTTACATTAATTCCAAATTTACCTTGCACGGTAACTTTATTTTTTAATTGAATATCACCGCTAGCACCAATTGTTATTCTTGGTGTATTGTCTGTTACAATATTTAAACCTGTAGTTGTATATGTACCAACTTTGAACTGTCTGTCTTCAGTTTCATCAATAGCAAATTCATGATCTAATGATTTGATTGACAATATGCTGTTAGGCTCGTCAGTTCCTATTCCAAGTCTTTGTGTATTTGCATCATAATAGATAAAATTATCTATGGTTACCTGGCCATCGACATTTAAATGTTGCAATGTGCCAATACTTTGTAGGTTACTTTGTGTTACACTGTCCCCTAAAGATGTTAGATTCAGTACAGGAATAGTGTCTATTCTATAACATTTTTCTCGGTCGATATCAATATCTTCAGAACTCCACAAGCGATCCACAGAATGCTTGAATACAAATTGTTTTGTATGATCGCTACCAGTCCAAATTAAGCCTTTGCCGCCTAATGTTCCGTTTTCTGCTTGGAATTCTAACGGTGTAGTTCTTTCGTTCCTTATATCGGCACTTATTTCATCTACGTGTAATCTTGTTGCAGTTATTTCACCAGCAACATTAAGTTGACCATTAATTTTAAGATCATTGTTAATACTTTGGACATTCATAGCCTCAACCGTTATACCGTTATTATGCACAGTAAGGGCTACTTGATTGGCTTCATCTACAATACCTACACTTTTAAAGTTAGTTATTGTACCGCCGTTAATTTTGTTACCACTAAGTCCGCGGTCTAGGATCTCTACTTGGGGTGCAGGTGTGCTTTGCAAAGCGTCAATGGCTTCGCTTAGTGCTGTCAAACCTAATCTAATATCTTGTATGCTCATACTAATATTTATCAGTTTACACGAAGAAGCACTGTGTCAGGATTTATTCTGCCATTAAGTTTTGTGTCTGTAGTTTTAATTTCTTCAAGGAATGTGCGTAGTTTAACTTTGCCAGCATTTTTGAAATCTTTAAGTTGTTCTTCAGGTTTCCTTAGAGTCTTTTGAACACTTTCGGCTTCGTTGTATTGAGTAATTGTAGTGCCTTTGACACTTAAACCAGTACCTTCTCTACCTGCCCCTAAAGGGTCAATGTTTTTAGCAATGTATTTTCCAAGTTTGCGAGTCTTACAATTAAACACCCATACTTCATTTGCTCCTACAATATCTGTAGCATTGAAACTTAATATATTAAATTTGTCGTCTTGTTTTTTATATTTTAATTTTGCAACCAGCTTGTCGGCACTTTTAGGCTTTGGCTTACGTGCTTTCCGGTTTACTTTGGATTGTTCAATAACAAAATCACAAGCATCCATTACTATTTCAAGTGCAGAAATAATTTCTTTAATGTAAGGCTTAGTTGCGAAACTATAACCTTCTCTGAGTTGCTCCCAAAGATCTGCTTCCTTTTCGTCCATCTTTTTCAGCTGGCCAGCAGTAGGAATATTCAACACATCTCTGTACTCAGCAAGTTCGTCTTGATAAAAATCCTTTATTTTTCTTGCATGTGCTTGTGTAACTTTGTATTCATTAAAATGCTTTTTTACATCAAACCCTTTTGGATTAAATTTTACATCGTCCTTATAATGACCATCTAACCAATCATCAATTTTTTCTGCAGCTTTCTTAGATTGCTCACTGATGCGTTCTTGGATACTTGGAACATATACCTTTTTCTTTTCTTTCTCTTCTTCCTTCTTTTCTTTTACAACATTACTGCCTTCTTTGATAGCATCATCAATCTTCTTTTTTAGGAATTGTGTAGAAGGAGCAAGTTCGCCCATAGTGCCTGCTAGGCTTTCCCAATATTGTGCATGTTTTTCATTGTAAGCAGGCATACCACGCAGAAGCATTTTTGCTACAATAGCGGCTGTAATACTTAAAACATATGCAGGTGCAGATTTTGCATTTTTAATTTCTTCTTTAGAATAATCTTGTTCTTTCATCCATTCCCAAACACTTGGATATAAATCCTGCGGCTTAAAGTTTTCATAGTACCAAGCTCTTGCGGCGTCTTTAGCTCTATGGAATTGCTCGCCTGTCATTTCTTCCCAACCTTCCCAACTAGGTTCAGTAAGTTTGGCTCCCCGTTTAATACGTGCGGCGGCTCTAGGTTGTTTACGTTTGGTCTTCACACCTTTAAGTGCAGTAAATGCCATTTTATTCTCCTACTAAAATATAAAGTATATATGTGAAAGTGTAAAAGTCAAGAACTTTTTGAATTATTCGTGTTCGCCGCCAGGATCGTTAGGATCTAAAGGAACCTTAATTGCATTACCATTTTTATCTCTGTAAATGGTATAAACACGGCCTCTACCATGTGAATGATAGCCGTCTCGCCTCCATTGGAAAAAGGTAGGCTTATGCTCTGCTACTTTGAATGTACCTACAGTAACTACTACTGCGGCAACTAATAAAACGTGGGCGATAGCACTAATGCCGAATGCCATAATACTATCTGCAATTAAAAGTGCAAATACAGAAGACCACATAAATGCAAGAATCTGCATAATCATATGCCTAACTTGCAAATCGGGAATATTCCTAAGAGGATTTACTTCTGCATTCATAATGTGATTCCAACAATCATAAACAAAACTTCTCATCCTACAAACCTTTCAATTAGTGCGATTACTGTATGATAACCAAAGTATAAAAATACACAAGTTATACAAAACTTTAAAAACTTATTCATACCATCATCAGCCATTACTTCCCAATGTGGCCTTGTATCATTTCTCTTAAATAATTTCATTGTATGCTACCTACTAATACTAAAACTGATATAAAAAAGAAAGCAAAAAACCATATTGTGTAATCTTTCTTTGGCTCAATCTTACATGCTTCTTCAATCTCTTTATAATAATCTGCTGGCATGTAATCTCTGTCCCAAGCATCTCTTCTTGTATCTATTTTCTTATTCATCCATTATCTCCGTCCTAAAAATTTCTTCGCCGCATTAATTGGATTTTTCAATCCTTCATAGGTATCATCGATGAACCCTATATGTTTACTTAACTTAGCATCTAATGCTTCTAGTGTCAACTGTAATTTGTCTATTTTTAGTTCTAATTTTTCAATTCTTGATTCTAATTGCTTACTCATTACATTTTTTCTCCTGCTTCAAACCCACGAAATGTTTTAAAACGTGGGAATCTCAAACTGTATGTTCCGTCTTGGTTTTGTGTAATAGCATCAGCTCTTACTTCTACAAGTTGACCTTTGATATTAATGCGACTATTCCAAAAGTCGTCACGATTAGCATCACTGAAGCCACTACCGACATTAACATTAATTTTCTTTCCGTCATCAATTCCTTCACAAACAAATGCACCAAGTCGACCCAGATTTCGTCCTGTTCCTTCTTCGACATCCTTTACCTCTAATGTTACCTCAATGAACGGCTTTGCTTTAAGCCATGCATGAGTACGTTTACATTCATAAGGAGCATCAACGTCCTTAATCATAACTCCTTCGTAACCACCGTCTACAGCCGCTTTATTAAGCTCTACAAAGCGTTCTTGACCTTCAGGAGTACTAAGGTCTACCTCTTCCCATTCAAGTGCTTGTACGTGCTTTAAAACGCTTTCATTCTGCTCTGCCCAAGCCTTAACTGCTTGACTTCTAAACGATTGGGTTTTGTCCCAAATACCTTTTTGAAAGTCTGCAAGTGGACACATGTCAAACAAGTGTAGTACTGCGTCATCTGATTGCTTGCCGTCTTTACGATGCACCTGTTTCATAAGGTCTTGGAAGTTAGCACTCATTACTTCTCCGTCTAATACAAGATCATAAGGTGCAGGCTTTTGTTTAATAACTTCTTCAATCTCTGAAATGATGTGACCAAAGTTATGAAACTGTTTACCATTACGGCTAAACATTTCTACTTTATCACCTCTGATAATAGTGATTACTCTTACACCATCTAGTTTAATTTCAATTTGTTTTTTGCCTACCATTTTCTTTTCATGGTTTGCACTATCATGTGCAAGTGGACATGTAAACACAGGCACAGTCCCTGGTGCTACTTTATTAACTGTTTTTTCACTTACACCACAACGTAAATCTTTAATAAGAATTCTACGGTACCAACCGTTCCATTGTTCTGCTGTTGCTGAACTCATTACAAGATTAATAGCATCTCGTGCCGCATGTCCTGTAAGTTCTCTTGCAATAAGTTTGTTTGCAAGTTCTTTAAAAATTTTCCATTCGCAACCTTGTGCAGATATAACTTCGTCTTTTACTGGTACTTGTTTTACACCAAAAGTGACAAGTGGATCAAGTGCCATTATAAGACCTTCAAAGAACTCTGGAAGTCCTTCTTCTTGTGCTTGTTTTAAAATTGCTTCTTTGCCCAAACGTGAATTATCTGCTTCAAGTTTAGCAATAATATTTTGCGGTTGTGTTCTCATTTTGTGCCTCTCACTTTAAATTATATTTACATAATACAGTCACAATAGGAGTTTGTCAACCTTTTTGGTTATTAAATACAGTATGAAACAAATTTTGGACATATTATTTTGGCCCTTTACATCTATTATAGATTGGTATAGGAAAAGAAAACATATCAAAGAACTTAAAAAACAGGATCCTTTTATCTACAAATGATTACTTGGGGTATAAGCGGTAATAGCCACGATGCTTCTCTCGCGGTATTTTCTAAGCAGGGCATAGAATTTGCAAGCCAAGCAGAAAGATTCAGCGGTGTAAAAAACGATGCAGATCTTAATCAAAAACTTGTTGACTATGCACGTCAATGGGGAGAACCTGATCAAGTAGTTTGGTACGAAAAACCCCTAAAGAAAACATGGCGCCAGTTTCGTGCTGGTCAGGGAATAACCCTTGCTGAAAATAATATAAAAAAGTATTTGCAACAGTGGAATATAGATGCTCCTGTTAAGACTATAGATCACCATTTGAGTCATGTAGCAGGAGGATATTACACAAGTCAATTCGATGATGCTGTAGTTCTATGTATTGACAGTATAGGTGAGTTTGAAACTTTAACAGTTTGGCAAGGCCAAGGCGATAATTTAAAAAAAATATATTCGCAAAACTATCCTCATTCTATTGGCTTATGGTACAGTGCTATGACACAACGTATAGGACTTAAACCAAACGAAGATGAATATATTCTTATGGGTATGGCAGCATATGGCGACAGTAGATACTACAGGCATCAGATTATGCATGATTTTTTCGAAAGTATAAAATTGCCAATCAAATTTAAAAAAAATTTACACAGAGGTTGTCGAACCTGGCGAAGTGAACTTAACGATGATCACAACTTTAATATTGCGGCAGGTACACAATGGGTCTATGAAACTGTACTTGAAAACATAGTTGAATGGTGTAGTAAAAACACAAAAAGTAAAAATATTGTGTTCATGGGAGGATGTGCTTTGAATTGTTCTGCGAATCATATTCTGTTAAAATACTTTGACAAAGCATGGATTATGCCAAACCCTGGAGACAGTGGAAGTGCTATTGGTGCAGTTCTTGCACACAAAAAAACACATATGGAATTCAAAAATGCATATTTAGGATATGAAATAAAAGGAGAGTACCCGGTTGAAGAAGCAATCAGCGAACTTAAGAAAACAGGAATCGTGGGTGTTGCAAATGGTAGGGCGGAGTTTGGCCCTAGGGCTTTTGGTAACAGGAGTCTGCTTGCTGACCCTCGTGGCAAAGATATCAAAAACAGAGTCAATGCCATTAAAAAACGACAGACCTTCCGCCCATTTGCTCCCGCAGTGCTCAGCGAACACTACGATAAAAATTTCGAAGGATCTGCCAATAGTTATATGCAGTTTACCTCCCGTTGCAAAAATCCAAACTTGTATCCTGCCATCACACACTTCGACGGTACATCCAGAGTCCAAGTGGTACAAAAAGATGATAGTGGAATTAGAAGATTGTTAGAACGTTGGTATGAAGAAACAGGATGTCCGATTATTCTTAATACAAGCCTGAACATTAAAGGCAAACCTATAGTAAATGATGTAGAAGATGGTGTAGAATTTGCTAAGAAATATAATATAAAAGTTTTTTTCTAAAATCGTTTTAAATTCCAAGGGTAATATAACCATTCTTTGTGTGCAGGTTGCATTAGTTTGTATTGTATGCCCCATGGAAAAAACCCGCTACAAAGATTAAGTTTATTTTTTGATATAACCGTTTCATATATATTTAAAATTTTTTGAACACGCTCTTCGGTATTATACAAATGACATTTGTCAAGTTGCATAAATTGTGATCCAAAATCAAAATAGCAATTTTGAGTGTTATCGGAAAAATATTTTTTTACAACATCTATATTTTCAAAAATATTCCAATTACTATTTGTTATAATAGACTTATTATCCTGGTGAGGAATTGGTCTATCAGAATAAATTTCTATCTTACGCTTTTTTAATTTTATTTTTTCAAGCATATATTTTGTCCTTGTCTCTTCCCAAGGAATACATACCGTTGATGCATTGGACTTGTTTATTATTTCAATCAATTTGTCTGTGTGGAAATTAGGTATTAAATTGCGCTGGTGTCTAATTAAATTATAAATTTTGTCTTTGGTTAACTGTTCATGTTCTAAATCTTCTTCAAATATTAAATCTTTATAAATTTTTTCAGTAGGAGTACAACAAAAAAAATTTTCATTACCTCTTATAGTTCCGTCTTTTGCAGTATCTTTTATGATTCTTATCAAATCACTATTGAACCAGTCAACTAAATAATCTAATTTCACATAAGCAAAGCACTTTACTCCGTGGGCTTTACATTTTGTAAGTGCATCTTTTAAATCTAACACTGGAGTAACAAGAAACCCTATAGATTTCAAATATGAAATTTGCCATTCAACAATATTTGTCACAGATTTATCAAAGTCTTGATCTTTGATTATTTGAAAAAATATTGCATGGTTGTATTGATAAACAAATGAAGTTTTTACTTTATTGTAGTCCATACTATATTTACACATAGAAATGGCACCGGTCGAGGGATTCGAACCCACTAAGCCTAAGCACTGGTTTTGGAGACCAGCCTACCTCTCCAACTGTAGCGGACCGGCTAACTATTTTTTTAATATACTACTTATTAATATGAATGTCAACTTCTTTTTTAAAAAACAGAAGAGAAAGTGCAAGTAATGAACAATGCAAAGTGCATTTAGGATATTCTCCCCAAGCAATCTACAACTTACAATATGCAGAAAGCCTGCTCATTCCCAACCAACAAAGTGCAAATTTACTAAAGTTGGAACATACCGGCATATTAAGGTTTTCAATACCTTTGTCTATGCAATACCCGTTTTGCAAAAAGATGCAAAATGTATTACCGGTTGCCCATCCTCATCTCACCTTCACTTCTGGGTGATTTACTCCTAAGAGCCTAACCACCAAAACCTAGAGAACGTCAGCTCTTTGAAGGAACCTTTCAGTTTCTTCATCTAGCTCAATAGTAGTTTGCACATTGAGCTCAAGCAGACTATCTTGCAAGTCCTGCTTCTGACGTTTGAGTTCAGCAAGCTCACGCTTGAACTCAGTGACTTCTTCTTTAGAGAAGATGCCAGTTGAAACTTCGTCACTACGATAGTAGTCGTCTTTGGCTTTCTTGAGCTTGTCAAGTTTGCCGTTAAGCACAGCATCACTTTCGCGAGGCTTTTGATCAGCATAAGTGCTGACGAACTGGATTTGCTTTTCCAGCATAGCAACATCTGCCAACATATCGTTGACCATGTTGTCTGCATTTGCACGAGCAACCGACTTACGGATCCCGTATAATGCACCCACGAGTTTATCGCGGGTCAAACGATGAGTGAAGAACTCGTCGTGAACGGCATCGATCTGCTCGTTCGCATCTTCGAATTCATTCACTCTCACAAGAGTTTTGAATTCCAAACCCTTGACCATTTCAAGGATTGAGTTTTGAATTTTATTTGCCTTACGTAGTGTTATTTGCATTTGCCTATACTCCTTATTTTTAAGTCTATATTACAGTATACGTCTTTTGTCCTAAAAGTCAACCTATTTTGGACAGATAAGTTTGGTGCCCATGGAGGGACTCGAACCCCCACTCTTGCGAACAGGTACCTAAAACCTGCGTGTCTACCAATTTCACCACATGGGCCTTTAAGTAGAAATTGAATTTATCGGTTTGCATTGGTACTCCACAGTATCCCAATCGCCATCAGTTGGCAACAATATATATTCATCTAAAACAATGTCACATTCTTCTTTTGTATCAAAGTGTTGGATGTCTTGTTCAAGACAAGTTGATCCTAAACAAACTGTTAATAATATGTGCCAAATAATTTCCATTCAACTTCCTTTCCAAGATATGGTGCTGGCACACGGACTCGAACCGCGGACCTACTGATTACAAATCAGTTGCTCTACCAACTGAGCTATGCCAGCTTTGGAGCGGGTAAGGAGAATCGAACTCCTATCCTCAGCTTGGAAGGCTGCGATAATACCATTATACTATACCCGCATCTGGCGGAGAGTGTGGGATTCGAACCCACGGTACGCTTTACAACGTACGACAAGTTAGCAACCTGCTGCTTTCGACCACTCAGCCAACTCTCCGTCACTTGTTATATTTAAGTGTGTACTTCCTTCCATTGTCATAGAAAGTGATTGTGCTATGACTGTACACTTCTTGTGATTCTTCTTGATAGCGTGTTTCGATAGAACATTGTCTCTTAGTGCCGCCTGTTGCGTTACTATTATTGTGACCAATCATTCCACCGAGTACTGCGCCGAGAGCTCCACCATTATCAACATTACCTACATTGTTTCCAATAATGCCACCTATGATTGCACCCTTTAGTGTATCACCTGTTTTGTCGCCTGAAACAGACACATCTCTGCAAACTTCTACACGATAAGGTTTTTGCTCAATAACTACTTTATAATGATCCTGCGTTGTACCCATTACATCAGCAGCCTGTGCTACTCCTGCAAGTCCAGATAAAAACCCTGCACTTACAGCAATAGCAAAGGTGTGAAAGTAAATTTCACTAAACTTCATTTGTCTCTCCTATGATGATTCGACTTTAGTTACACGATCGTATTTGAATGATCGCCAACCTTTTGCATTAATGTCCCAAACATTTACATTACCTTTAGGAGGCTCTTTATCTGTTTTAGGACGGCTTTCCTCTGGAATAGATTCCAGATTCTTTGTGCAGGTCATTACCCGCTCATCTCCGTTTAACTTATTGAAAGTTACAACAAGCACTTTTTCTTTAAGCGATTTATTTAGTTCTGGTTCTGTAGGAATGCCTTTAAGTTCAGCAACTTTATCTGATACGACATTCATATTACAATTCCTCCACAATGCCTAAAACTTCAGCAATGAATAATACTGCACCTGAAGCCATCATTAAAAAACCTGAATCAGCAATAAAAATGTCTGTGTATTCGTTTGCTGACCATAAAATATATCCTGCCCATGCTAGTAAGCCACTTGCTATAAACCTAAAAATACTTTTTACAATACTATATGCAAAATGTTTATTACTAGGATCTTTAGGCTCTGGAATGTAAACTCTTTCTGGAATAGGCATTATTGCATTTCCTTTAGCATAAGATTCATTTGGTCAATCTGTGACTCCATTTTATCAAGTCTATTTTCAAGTTGTGTAGTAGCAACAAAACTTAATGCTCCTGCTACTACCAACATTGACCAAAAAAGTACGTTAAAATATTTGTTCATTATCTTTTCTCCATAATTTTATCAGCAAGTCCATAGTCTACACTTTCTTTAGCACTCATAAAGTTATCTCTATCCATGTCAGTTTCAAGTGTTGCATAATCCTTACCAGTGTGTTCTACGTATAATTTTGTAAGAGTTTCTTTCCAATGTTGTAATTCTTTGTATTGGATCTCAACATCACTTGCTTGACCTCTAGTTCCACCTAATGGTTGATGGATCATATGTCTTGCGTGTGGTAAAATAAACCTTTTACCTTTGGTTCCTGCTGAAGCAAGAAAACTTCCCATGCTTGCGGCAATTCCCATTACAATAGTATGCACAGGTGATTTAATAAAATTCATAGTATCATATATACTCATACCTGCTGTAACACTTCCGCCTGGCGAATTAATATAAAAATTAATAGGCTTGTTTGGGTTTTGACTTTCTAAAAACAGCATCTGACTTACAATTAGACTTGCCGAAGTTTGATTCACATCTGTGTCAAGCATAATAATTCTATCCTTTAAAAGTCTTGAATAGATATCATATGAACGCTCACCACGTTGTTCTTTTTCAATAACTACTGGTACAAGATTAGGCATTGGTCACCTTTCCTAACGGAACAACAGATGAACTGTCATTATAATCTTTACCGTCATTTGTGAAGCGTCTAGTAGTTTTTTCAATACGTAACATACCTTCTGCAACTCTATACGTTGTAAATTCCTGCATAATGACACCTGTAGTTTCACTTTCAAATGCACTTTTCATAGGGCCATCTAGTTCTTTGTTCATTATAATCCTCTTCCTTTTTTTACAGTATGTTCTTCTGGTCCGAATGATGTAAACTCCATGCCAACTGCATTACCTACATAAAGTCTACCATTGTATTTCATATGGATTTTATTTGCCACTAATACCGCTGTGAGATGTTGCTTTGGCCTAAATTCCATAACTTCTGCTTCAACTACTTGATCATTGTCAGTGCAAGTAATTTTACATTTATCTTCGTAAAAAGTTTTCATTTCAATCCTTTATTTTTATATAGTATAATATAAAATACACAGTCTGTCAAGTGAAATTGGTAATAACATTCTAGTGTAATGTAACCTCTGCAGTTGGATCAACCCCAAAGTAATCTTTACACAATTTTACGATTACCTCAGGTACTAGTTCTTCATCTTGTCCCTCTGGTATAAACATACCTTTGAGAGTACCATCTTTGCCTATTATAATACCCCAGTCATCTTCATCCAAGGCTTCTTCAAAATTTACTACTTTCGGTTCCGTCATCGGCTTTCACCTTTTTGCTAATTGTTTTGTAGATGCCGGGATTCACTTTCAATACTTGTGGCATCATTTCATGTCTAATGTAGTTTCGAATATAACTTGTATCAGTATTGCTTGTGTCTTCTACGTATTTAACATTATTTAAGTCAGCCCATAGTTGAAAGTCACGTTTACGAGTCTGTCGGAAAGGACGGATAACATTGCCTCTGGTGCGCGGCACGATTTTACTTGTTCCATGCATTGAACTCCATACCCAAGTTTCTACACAATCTTCTAAATGGTGACAGGTCACTACAGGCAAATGTGAATGAGCATACATGTCAATCCATTTGTATCTTTCATGACGCCAGAATTCTTCTTGACTACTACCTTTAGGCTTGTGTTGTGAGCTTATGCCACGAATTTGGAAGGGTAAGTCATGCTCCGCAACATATTCACGCACACACATTTCTGCTTGTTTGCTGTGTTCAGTGTTGTGGTTAAAATGAAATACTTCTATCTCATGATTTCTACGTAAGAAATCTAGTGCGGCCATTGAGTCAACTCCGCCACTAACAGCAACCATAATCTTACGAGGCAATTTGCCTTGTAACTTAATCATAATTATACCTTGTAGAGCTTTACATAATTAAGACGTGTTTCGTTTGCGTCAAAGAAGCGATTCTTTGTTTGTGATTTTACTTTGGCTTGTATGCGTTTCATTGTGCCTACAGGATGATCAAACTTATTCATAAATGAAACAAGATTACTATCAAGCACTGCGGTATAGTTATAGCTCTCCCAACGTTCACTGTAACGCTGATCAAGAATTTTAATAACACCTTCTACCTTATCTTTTTCTTTGCCAAGATATTGACTATCTCTGTATTCTACACGAATCTCTTTTGTAAGATCATTTTCGTGACGGTCTCGTTTTACAAATTCTGGTATAAAAGCAACACGACCAAGATTGTTTACACTGACAGTATCTTCTGAAACACTGTCGATCATGTCTTTTTTGAATTCATCAAGTTCACCAAGACCTAACAGTATATAACGCTTCATCCATTTACGAGCATCTTCTACTGCGGCAAAGTCTTCTTCTGTTGGTTGGAACATTTTGAAGTCTGGATCTACATAGCTTGCAGACTTTACGGCAAAATGAAATTTAACCATCTCTTTGTTAGAATGTTCCGTAGGTTTTTCTTCACTGTATCTACGTGTGTCTTTTTGATAGCCTTTACGAATCCGATATGCCGCAAATGCTACAGCCAGTGCTTCTTGTGTAGGCACAGTCTTAAGTGGTACACGGTCTTTAGTTTGAAATGCCATCATAATGTTGCCTCTCTGTTTGCCTTAATATTTGTATATACTCTAACATCAAGTAAAGTATGTGTCAACCATTCCTTTATAAAAAGTATCCAATTCATCTTTAGATCCCATGTCGCTCTTAAACTGATTTGCTTTGCGACAAACAATCACATAGTTACTAATCTCATCTTTGCCACCTAACGATCTTGCTAGTTTATGATCTACTGTAGGCTGAAAAAATCCGTCATAGTTATCAATATTAGGATTAGTTACTTTGTTAAGTCCACGACCGTAATCCAAAGGTGTACCAAAAATGGGACAAAAGTCTGGAGCGATCTTTGCAAGTTCAAAAGGATCGCCATCCCATTTTACAGTATGAGCCCAGATAAGTTTTAAAAACTGATCTTGCTTTGTAGATTTTTTAAACATTTCAAAGAAGGTTGAATATGTACCTGCATCGTCTTGTGGATGAAATCTACGTGAAGAGAGAGCCCGGAGGCCCTCTTCTCTTATTTTGTTTAGGTCAGCCATTACATGCAACCTGAGATACACAAACTAAACATGTCGCCGTCCTGTAAAAATGATATTAATAATGCTAATCCTATTAATTCTATCATTACATAAACTCCGCAAACTTATCTTCTTCATGTTTCTGTGCTTTGTTGTTGAAAGCATCTACGTCAATAATACTACTATACTCAGCAACTTTACCATTTGTATCTGTATACACATAAGGCATATCAATAGTAAAATCTAAGCCACCTTTTTCAGCCATAGGCAACATAATGTCATAACCTTTTTGTTTGCCTGGTTGTGACTGAATGTGTGCTTCTCGATTATCTACAAGAGACTTGATAGCGGCCGCAATCATAAGTCCTCGATTCGCACCTGAAGTAAAACGATGGTCTTTCCATTCAGTATATTTGCCTGACTTTGTTTTTTCGGGATACTGTGAACGAATAGCTTTTAGTACATCTGTCCATACTTTACCGCTTGAACTCCAACGTTCGCTCATAACCTGTCCGATCTTAATAAGCAAATCATCAGTAACAGACTTCTTAGGCATTTGTGAAAACAATTCTGTCAGTCCCCAAACAGGTGCATGATCGATTGCTGAAAAGTGCCAAGCATTGCGTACACACTTAAGAGCCATTTCAAATGCAAAACGATTTGAATAGTTGTCTTTACAAAACTCTTTAAAATGCTTTTGCATATGTGCAGTGTGTTTTGTTTCGCCTGCTCCTGGTGTTGCACTTTCTGGTACAGTTTTAATATTCACATTATCAAACACTCGCATAAGATTGTATGCAGGTTGATCTTCTAGTTTAACATCAAGACCTGCTTGAAGCATTGCTCTTGCTCTGTTGTTACGAACTTTTACAAAGTCATAGTCTGTAATAGGAACAACATCTGCATTACAAGCCAAGAATTGATTGAAGTCAATGTATGGCATGTCTTTCATGCTAAATCCTACAATAAGAGTTTTAACTCCGTGTAGTGCTAGTGCCATAGAACCTTGCATACCATCATTAAGAAACACACGTTCTTCGTCTGCGGCATAACGTCCTTTAGCACCAAACACAAGACTGCTGTCAAAGTTCATTGCAATCTCAAACATACGCCACAAGTAAATTACCCGTTGTGCTTTCATGTTCATAGCAACAAGACTTTGATCGACAGCAAGTCCGTTCATAACTGCTTCTTCTAAATTATATGCTTGTAGTTGTACACCGTATAGTACAGGCTTGCCTGTTTCAGGATCAATAATACTGTGCATTGCATCTAGTGCCATTTTAAATGCAGTAATAAAGTCTACAGTACCCATTGACTCTAGGTTAAGGGCACCTTTGCTTACATTCAAATTAGGAATAGTTGCACGTTTGATCAACGATAGCTTACGCTGATAGTCTTCAGGTTCTAAAAATTTAATAGGGGTTCGTTCTTCTTCAGGACCAAAAAAGATCGATAAGTCTTCTCCGTAGGCGGATTTAATGCTGTCTGCATATCCGAAATTGATTGATTTTTTCCAGTTGTCTACATAATTGAATAGACTTACGTATGGTTCTTTCATTTTGTTGTCTCCTTAGACTGTTTAAATTATCGGAACGTTTCTATGTTCCATATCATACAATAGGCTCATCACTAATGACTTTTTGCCTCATTGTTTACATAATAATATCTCTTTATATAGAAGTCAACTCCTAATTTAACCAAAGTCAAATAATTTTTCTACTTGTGGAGCGAGATTAGCTTGATCCATTGCTTGATAGTCTGTTGCTTCATGTACTTCTCTTGGAACAAATAGACGGTCCATATATTTTTTAATTTGTTGATGATGCATTCCTATATCTTTGCCAAACCAAAGTCCTCTTTGCTCTGCATTTGCAGGTTTTCTGACCGCACTAACACAAACATAATCAAGTCCGTCAAAAAAATCATATAATGCTTGAGGATCATAATTAAACAAGTTACACTGTTTAGGTACAATTTCAACCTGTACACTTGGTCTGTGTTTTCTTATCGTTCCTATTGCACCTTGCATTACAAGAAGCTCACTTCCTTCAACATCAATTTTGATAGCATCAACGTTATCAAAGTCATAACTGTCTATTGTTCTAGCAGGAACAGGAATAAGTTGCTGACTTGTTCTTAGTTTTACATTAGTACTATCTAACAATACATGATTATGACCGCCGTGGTCAGTATGATCTAATATATCAATAGTTCCGGTATTCCGACTAGTTGCGGCAACTTTGTGTACTGTGATTTTTGCTTTTACATCCATAGATTGATATACACCTTTGTATGTATACCAACCTGCTTTATAGTTAGGATCTCTTTTTAAATCACCCTGTTCATCTGTACCTTGCCAATAACTACCTTTTAACTTTTGCTGTTTGGCAATACCAATATTAGCTTCTAACATTTTTAAAGTAGTTGGTGTAGGTTCAAAAGATTCTACATGTTCTGCAAATTCACTGTAAGCAATAGTGTTGTTACCAACATTAGCACCTACATCAATAATACGTTTTGCATTAGGATAGATAGTTCTAATTAACCTAGCATTGTTGCCTTGATAGTAGATGTTATTTCCGCTAAACCTCGGTCCTTGCAAATTATCATGTGCAAGTAGCCAATAGCATCTACCAAATTTATTAATAACTAGTCGGAAATTTGGATCTTGATATAACCCGCTGGGTTCTTTGAAATAAAAGTTTTGTTCGAATTCAGATTCTGAGATTGTGGCTGTAATTTTCTGTGGCATGCTACTTCTCCTTATAACAGATTACCACAGTTATTTAATAGTTTACAGATATTAATCATATATATGTGGTTTATAATATATCGTCGGCTACGCCTAGATCGACTAATTGTTTTGCAGTATAATATTGGTCGGACGGATTTTTAATAAATTTGTTTCTAACTTCTTGTACACTCATGCCTGTCGCTTCTTTTAGAATCTGCAGACATCTCATTTCACAGTTTTGATTTTCTTTCATTTGAGCTCGCATATCATGCATTTTTGACTCCATAGAGTCAGTGTGCTGATGATTCATTATTCCTGTGTTCTTACCAATGAATCTGTAGCCTTGTGATCCACTTGCAAAAATTAAAAATCCTGCACTCATTATTGCACCAATTCCTACTGTGCTTATATGATGATAACTACTTTTCATTACATCTATCAGAGCAAACATCTCGTATAGATCACCGCCGGTGGTATTAACATATAATTCTAATACACGTTTAGGTTTTTTTGTTAGGTTAGCACTTAGGATCCACTTTATAGCTTCACTAACATTTTCATTTGTAATTTCGCCGTGAAGATAATGTATATCATTATCAAGTAAACTTCTGTCTACTGCATCTACACTAGTCCAATTTTCATATTTAGGCATAATTTTTTTTGTTATTATTTTACTCCTGCGTCCATTTAAATTTTGACAAATTATTAGTTTCACAATAGCGTATAAACAAGCCGGTTTCTCTGCCATGCGCTTCTATTTCCCACGGCAAATCCCAATAACTTACTTTTTTTGGATTTATAACTTTTCCCATCCAGCAACCATCTATGTCAGGATGTAGTTCCCGTCTTGCATATTGCTTAACGTGTACCATTTCGTGTGCAACAGTTTCAAGTAACCTACGCAATGGTAGAGATTTATCAATCTCTATTTCAAATTCTTTTTTATTATCTAACTCTAGACAATAGCCTAATGCTCCTTTAGGTTTACATAAGGTTACATTTATTTCCAAATTTTTTATCCGGGGCATCAAAACGCTCGCACAAAAGTAAACCATTTCCTTGGTGTGTTTCTTTTGCGATTTAGATCCGCCTGCAACTGATACAATCATAAAACACCTTTATTAATTTATAGTTAACTATAACAGATTGTGCTATAATTGTCAAGTCTTTTGGATTTAAATCCTAAAAGTAATACGTCCTTTGGTAAAATCATATGGTGAAATTTCAACTTTTACACGATCCTGCTCTACTATCCTTATGCGATTTTTACGCATTTTGCCGCCAGTATATGCTAAAATATTTGCGTTATCAAAATCATCAAGTATTACTTTGAACATTTGATTTGGTAAAACTTCGATAATTTTACCAGTAGCTTCGATGAGATCTTTGTCTTTACTCATCTTTTTTTGGTTCTACCTTTTCTATTTTAATTGTACCTTGATCGCCCCATAGTACTCGAATTGTGTCGCCAGGTTTTATCCCTACTGCTTCAGCAACTTCATCAGGTATTTTCATATTAATGTTTTTTGGATCATCGGGAATATCAGTGAATATATCTTCTGCTTTAAATTCCCATATTTTTGGTTTATCTGTCATACTTTATTTACTCCTTAATATCATATTTCCATATCCGCGGCTACGATATATCTATACTCTTGTGTGGTCAATATGCCAGGCCTATGCCAAGTTTTGCCTGGAAATATAATCCAATTGCCTGTTTTAGAAGGCGCAAACTCAAATTTATTTGATTCAGGACCTTCAGGTGCAAATTCTGTACCTGATGTGGTAGGATCACTATCGATAGGTACATGCAAATAGTACACACCACTCAGTACTAAATTACCATCACGCAAATGTTGATGCCAATAGTTGTCTCTATCTTCTTGTGTTTCTAAATTAGTCTTGTATGCCCAACTTTTAACACTTTTTATTTGACGTTCTGTTTTCATGTAAGCAAAACAACTCCAAATAAAACTCATCTTTAAATTTATCCAGTCTTCTGTATTCAATCCAAAGATATTAATATTTGTTTGATATGGTGGGCTATTTTTCCAATAGTCTCCTTTATCGATAACACTATCAATATCTTTGACCATTCTAAGTCTTGACTCAGGACCAATCAGGTTAGCCCAATCATAATATTCATACAGTTCCATTTTTATCCTTTAAACATATCATACTGTCAAACGCAATACTAAATCTATTTTTTGAATCAGTACTTCGATGTGCAACATAATGCCACATCCAGCTTGGAAAAATTAATAAGCAATTTTCTACAGGTTTAAAGAAAACTTGATCGCTATTAAATGCATTAAAGTTTTTGATATACTGTGGACGGAAGACATGAGCAAGCTGTTGATTGGGTGTAATAAAACCAAGCGGACTTACATCATCATCTGCTAATGGATAGTAAACTGCACTAAAGAATCCATCAGGGTGTCTATGTGGTCTTACAATAGATTGGTTAAAATTGCTATTGATCCAGAACTGTTTAATCTTTTGTTCATAGTCATCATGAAAGCCTAACTGTTCATGTAATTCATTTAACTTAACTGTAACTTTATTGTACAATTCAGAAAAAATCTCTTGTTCTGGATCAACAAAAATGCCATCTTTCTCTTGGACATATTCACTACAAAATTTAATTAGATCATCTTTGTTATCTAAAATTAAATCTTCATAAGCAATAAAATTATTAAAAACAGAATCTATTTGCATTTATTTACTCTGCAGATAGTCTACACAATTTTCAGGTGTAGTCTGCTCGTATGGGTCATCGTCTTCACCATTGTTATTGATACCTGGCTCTTGCCACCATTTTTCAACAACACCATCATTCATAACACACATATATCTCCATGAGCGCAATCCAAAACCTAAGTGGTTTTTACCAATCAACATGCCCATGTAACGTGTAAAGTTTCCAGATCCATCTGGAATTAATTTTACATTTTGTAAACCTTGTTGTTTACCCCATGCATTCATGACAAATGCATCATTTACTGAAATGCAGTAAACTTCATCAATATCTGCATTTCTAATATTATCGTAATTTTCTTCAAAACCAGGTAATTGATATGTAGAACAGGTTGGTGTAAATGCACCTGGTAAACTGAATAGCACAACTCTGCGGTTTTTAAAAATTGAATCGCTTGTTACAGTTTCCCAACGGTATGGGTTTGGTCCTTCAATACTTTCATCTCTTACACGAGTTCTGAAATGGACACATGGTGGTCTAAAACCTTCAATCATTATAATACTCCTATAGGTAATAGTTAATAGTAACATCTTATATATGTTTGTCAACCACTTTATTAATCAAAGTTGGCTAAATAGTAATAGCAGAGCGTGAGGGCGTTTATGTTATGGAATTTTTAACTTTAGTAGGGGAAGTAGGCTTCCCTATAGCAGGTGCATTAGGTGCAGGATATTTTGTGTTTCTTACACTTAAATTTATTCTGGCTGGTGTAACTGGATCAGTCAACGGGTTAAAAAATATAATTTCAGCATTAGACAATCGTGTACAAACTATGAACAATGATTTAGTTAAGGTTGATTCCTTGTTAAGTTATGTTTTAAATGTACGTCCTAATATCGATCGCATTGCAGCCAACGAGGGCAAGGAGGACGCAAGACGTGACTGACGAATTAGTACAAGCAATTAATCAGTACGGTTTTCCTATTATAGCCGCGATGGGATTAGGTTACTTTGTTTTTTACGTATGGAAGTGGGTAACTACAGAAATACAACCTAAAATAGGTGAAGCCAGCAGCACCTTAATTAAACTGGTAGATCGTATTCGTATGCTCGACAACGATATGATTAGGCTAAACACTAAACTTTCAATGGTACTTGAATATAGGGCAAAACTAAATCCGCAAAGGCAAGATGAACTTCAAAGACTTGTTGATGAATATCGTTCATCAACAGATAACTTTGATACTACAGGAGATAAAAAAAATGGAAAATAAATGTATAACCTGCGGTCATGATTGCCACTGTGGCAAAGACTGTTCTGAATGTGCAAACGATGTTTGCTATAAGTGTAAGTGTGATGAGTCAAACAATAAGTGAAATAAGAGCTTGGAATCAATTTAGAAATACTCCGGGAGTTCGCCATGCATATAACCACTGTGATCTATTCATGGCGTTTGGTGTAGGACTTTCAATTGGATTTTTAATTGGTCTCACTATAGCATTAATCGTAATCAAATAGAATAAATACGTTGTGGACGTATTAATTCTCTTTACAGCCTTGGCATGGAAACATGCTTTTGCAGATTTATTTCTGCAAACACTTCATTATTCTCCTAACAAAAGTCAATACATAAGCAATGCTCATAGACATTATGCAGAACATGGTTTACTAACAGTAATAATTTGTATGTTTTTTGTTAATCCGTGGTTAGCATTTTTTGCTGGATTATTTGATTACATATGCCACTGGCACATTGATTTTGCCAAAGACCGGTTACTCACTAAAATTAATGTAGAAAGAGGAACTAAGCCTTTTTTCCGCATACAGGCATTTGACCAAATACTTCATTTTTTAACTTACGCAATAATAGTTTTTATTTTGTTGTTGCGATAAAAACACCGTTCCAATCTTCAGGTAAATCTTGTGTCTTCATATATTCACAACGCTCGATCCACATTTTGTAATAACCTTCCATTTTATGATCAAAATGGCTGTGAAGTATTTTACATTTTTTTATAGCATCATCAAATCTCTGTGCTTGATAATCTTCGTGCATCTGTTGATGTTTTTTCTGTGCTGATTTCCAAGCTGGTCCTATATCATCTAGCACAGTCCAAATGCCAATACCAATAGTTTTTCCTTTGACTGCAAGATCATCTATTTTAAGATAAAAGAAATCATCTTTAGTTTTTTGATAGGTTGCATCTCCTATCAATAACACACATCCATACTCTTTACATTTGCTTTCAATACGTGCCGCTGTGCTTACAGAATCCCCGAGAACATCATAACTATGTCTGGCTGTTGACCCCATTTCACCAAGATAGCCAAGACCAGTATTAATACCGGCACCCATACCAACGGGTGGTCTGCCTTCACTTGTAATTTTTTCATTGAACTTCTCCACTGCTTTTAACATATTCAGTCCGCATTGAACTGCTGATTTCGGATGTTCTGCATCATCAATTGGTGCATTATGAATGTGCATACTTGCATCGCCAATATATTTTATAACCATTCCATCACTATCTAATATTGGTTGTGTAATTGCGTCCATGTAACCATTCATTATTTTTGTTAAGCCTTTTACATCATCACCAAATGATTCGCCTAACGGAGTAAAGCCTCTTAGGTCTGAGAAACAAATTGAAACTTCTTTTTTCATACCTTCTTTGATTAATGCTGGATTTTCTTGTAACATGCGTACTACTGTTGGCGAAGCATAGCCTGCAAACTGTTTTTTAATCTTTTGTTTTTCGAAGTATTCAAGTACAAATCTTGCAAATACAGCATGTAACT